TTTCATAATTAGTGCGACCCATTGATCATGTATTCTCCTTTGTGGTAATTAAATGATTTTCGTGAAGCGCTCTCCCATGTGAACTCATATTCAAAGTCATATAACAATTCATAAATCCTTTAAGTTAGGGAGAGGGATTAGCTCTCCCCATTTAATCCTTTAAGCCGGTACATCCGGCACAACATCGTCAAGTGCCTGTGCTATCGCCTTGACTGCATCAAGGTTTGCCTGTGCATCTGCTGGTATAGTACCAATCTGTCCTTCTAAAGCCGAAATCTTAGCTAAAATCTCATCCTTTGCCTTTGCTAACTGTACTGAAATTGCGTTTAAAGCGTCTCCTAATTCTGACATAATCTCTTTCACCTCCCTTCTCATTTTAAGATTCATTCCTATACAAACACCGAGTGCTAATTCACTCAGTAGACAGATAACTAAAACCGTGATTGTCATTAAATCGTTTCCAGACATTCTTTCCACCACCATATAAATTTACTCATTCCAATTCTTTGAGCTTCTTCCCATGCCTTATCTATGCTCCATCCGTTGACCTTTATCCTGTAAGCAGCAACCACTATTCCTGTACGGTCTACCCCATGTTGACAGTTGATGAGTAAGGGTTTTCTTTCATCTATCGTGAATATTAAAGATTCAATATCATCAACCGATGGTTTCATAAATCCTGAGAGAGGATAATGAAAAATCTCTGTCAATCCATCTTGTTGAACATAGTCTTCAAGTACAAGCCTCGACTTTATTCCCAGACTTTTCAACAATGAGAAATCATCAGGTCTCGCACTCCTGTAAATCCCGTCAGCCACTTTGTAGAATTTATCCATTACCTATTTAATCCATCCTTGTTTCTTTGCATATGCCACAGCTAACTCAATCAAGAGATTGACTATCCATGACGCTACTGTAGGCAGTATCTTGACAATCTGATCTGCAACCCAAGAGGCCTTGTCTCTACCTGTCTTCAGTGTATCTTCAGCCTCTTTGACATAAGTCAGTATCACATCGAAGTCAATATCCTTACCTGTCAGCCATTCGATTATCTTTACTATCAGATTCTTATAAACCCAAGAAATCACTATTTGCCTCCCTTCTTCTTTCCGAATATCTTTCTCCATATCTTCAGCAACCACTCCTCCCATTCACAAGGGATAAGTAGAGGTTTTAGTTTCTTCTTATCCATTACTTCGGGTCTGGTATCAATACTCCGATTGCTCCTGCTAAGGCTATCCCTGCCGCAATAATCGCCATTGATTGTTCTTCATCCAATGTAATTCCAAGTGAGGTTGCAAGCAATACGAGTCCTCTCCATGTTGACGGTTCTTTCAGCCTTGCTATTACATACTTAAAGAATATACCCATCTTTATTGCCTCCTTAAGTTGCTCAACAACTTTATTGAGTTTGATTCATAATACTATGTCCGAGAATATGCTCATTTCAATTTCTTCACAAGCATTTCAACCAAGTCAACGATTGATGGAACCGCATAACTATCACCATCAACAACATCTGCCGGAAATACTTGTTTACATAAATCTCGAATCTCAGTATCTTCATCGCAAGTATCTTTTAATAATATCTGCAACTTTTCTGAGTCTTTCATTTCAGTACATCCAGCAGACAGGCCAAGGTTTGCCTTCATCAATATCCACATGAATGAAGGTCTTGCCTATACCCACCCTTTTGAACATTCGCATACACATACTGAGAACAATAAACCTGAAAGATGACCCTGGAACAGAGAAGTCAACTGCTAACCCTTCGAGGTGTGCGGAGTCATCTTTCCCACCTACCGTTAAGTTATGTGCTTCACATCTGCTACCAGATGTTATTTTCATAGGCATATTGAGAACAGTTCTGATTCGGTCAAGCCTTGATACCAATTCAAGGTTTATGTTGTTCTTGCCACAGTCAGGACAGCTAAATTCTGCTTCTTTGAAGTGCTTTATATCAGCCCAGGTCATCTCTTACCATCCCAGTGTTCTTTACAGACTTTATGTGCAGCTTGGCTGAATAAACTCAATATCCTATCTGTTGCCATGCGTTTACCCATTAATTTAATATTCAACTGCTCCCTTATCTCTCCCAACAATAACCACCAGTTGCATTTCGCACATTTCTCACTTGGAGCTTCCACTATTCTTATCCTGCTTAAGTACATACTGTGCATATCCCGCATAACATTCAGCACAACCTACAGGTATCCTCATTTCGTCAAGATTCATCATGATTTCCCCATGCTGGCAGTTCGGGCAAGAGTGGCTTCGCATAATCTCCAGCCATTCGATGAATCCCAGTGTTGGTCTATTCTGCATATCCACATAACTACCCCACTCTCATGTTATCTATTCCTGCGTTCACGTTCAATCCGTTCTTTCTGTAGGGTATCTATTCTGGTTAGCTCCCTCATCTGATCTTGCAATAAGGTACAAGTCTCCTTTATTTGAGCTTCAGTCCTTGCATTTTGCCCTTCAAGGTAACTCAACTTCACCTTCAGTTCACCCATAGTTAGTTGAGCCGCAAAGAATCCCCCTACTCCTGCGATAATAAGAGCTTCCACAATACGGGCATAATTAAGTTTCATGCCTCCCGTGTCAGTAGCAAGTAGAAAAGGTACTCCTCCAAGGATTTCAAACATTATTCGTTTCAATTCACAAACCCTCCCTAAAGTCCGACTTCAAATTTATCTGCTTTTTCTAATTCCTCGTCCAATTTATCAAACGTCTCAGGATCGTAGTACGCGTATTTCGTCTTATCGCAAAACTCTTTCGCCGATTTGAGCACGTTAAATTCAGCTTCTTCCTTTGAGGAACCAAGTCCAACCGCCTTTACCGCGACGGTGCCAACGGATTTAAATGGAATATTGTAGTACGCGTTTTCTATCTTACAAGCGGCTCGAAGTTTAATCGAATCAAAGTCTTTGTCTTTCAAATCCATCTTAACCGACGATTCATCTGCCCCAAGTACATCAATGCTGAGTTCAGCTCCATACTCAGAATTCCACTCCGGTTTAATCTCTATACCATCAGCAATTCCGGCCACTACCTCGGCAAAATTCTTGTACATCGCGGTAATACATGCCGTCGGCGGATTTCCGAACCTTCGACACGGGTCTACGTAGTAAGGTACCTTATTCTCTCCGACGCGCACCTCTGAGGACACTGCACCGCACGTATCGTACATTCTTTCAACGGAGGTCATCCGCGATTCTAACAGTTTAATTGGTGGTGGTAATTGGTCCATCTCCATCCTCTTACACACGTATCCATCGCCTTTTAACTCAAATCCGTACAAACACTCTGCGAAATTCTTTCCATTCACCACGAATTTATCTGTTCCAGCCTCTACTCCAGGCCACGGTTTTTCCCATAAAAAATTAGTAACTCCGCCGAAACAGTCAAGGTCTTTAGCGAGCTTATAAAACCATTTTACCTTAGACGTTTCCCAATCTTCGTGGTGACAAGTCTCAAGTATTCCCCTATTCTCAACGTTCAATTTTATCCATAAATCTTTCTCCATCCTCAATAACTCCTCAAGATCATCAAGACCTGTAACAAATCCGTATTTCGGAGCAGAAAGACCTTGTTGCTTCAATATCCTTTTAAAGAGTCGGCGATTCATCTCCATCTCACCAGATTCCCCAGAACCAAAGACCCGAGCGCCTAATTCCCTTAACTCCTTTTGCTTATCTCCGTCTCCAACGTCAGGAAAAACAAATATTCCGTCAATCGCAAGGACCTCTTTCTTCGTATCCTCGTAACTGTCCGCGCGATCAATACCTGGGATCCCCTTCCCAATCCACAACTCGTGGGGCTTCGGAAAAGCGCTCATCCAATGCTTAAAATAGTACACCTTCTTCGCGTCCTTAGCGAGCGCTTGACCGATCGATACACCGAGGATTCCCTGATCCACCACAAAGAACGTTGTGTCAGAAATCCTCATTAGAGTATTATACCACAATTCTTATACGTTTGTACACGGGGATCTTCTAACAATTACTCCCTCCTTTTGAGGACAGCGCACTGATATCCGTAATACACAGCGCGTCCGCTCCCTCCGCTATCTGCGTCTATCTTAGCGTTGCTAATGAACTCAATCTCAAAATCCTCTTCTGCTTCCTTAATCTGCGCGATGAGTTTCTTAGTCACGAGCTCAAGCCCGCGGTCCTCGTTAGAGGACTCGTGGAAAATCCAATATCCGTCAGTCATTTCCATCACTGTCTCTCCTTTAATTTCCTTAAGATTTCTGCGTAACGATTTCTATCGTCTTTGGTCAATTTTCCTTCTTCCCAAGCTTTGTTCAACTTACCACTAAATACAGGGAGAATGTCGCTTCTCTCTTGCCTCGTGAGGGTTGTAGAATCTACGCCTTTAGCTAACTCCTCAAGGGTCATCTTCTTCGACGAGAACTTCGCCGGGTGAAACGCTCTCTCCTCAGTCTCAGCGCGATCTCTCTCCGTGATAACGTTTTTCTTCATAGCCTCTCGAAGGGACTTCATTCCCTCTTTCCGGTCTACTTTCAGTTGGTGGACGATCTTGCTCTTTTCCGTGCTCTTCTCCGTCTTCGGGTACGCCGGTCTATCAAGCTTCATCGAGTATCTCCCAAAATCCGTCTGATACTCGTAATTAGACAGACCGACGGAGGACAATAATCCGTGCATCATCGCGTTGAGGACGTCGTCGCCTTGATCTTTCACTAACCCTTGAGCAGGAATAGGAACCCACGTCTTGAGCGTATCTTTCGCTACGTTGAGAGGCGTGCTCTTCCTCCCTTTTTCATCTCGTCCAGTGGCAAGTTGAGCTACAGGACGACCCCACAAAGGATTGAGGCGATAATACCAAAATCCTCTTGGGTCGGATATGAGGTGCGCAATATCCCCGACCACAGACCTTGGAGTGTACTCTCTCCCTCCTATAACGACGCTGAACGGTCTATTAGGATTCCACTTATTTTCGTCGCCGAAGAGGAGACTAGCGACTATGGCCGCAGACCCCATGATCGCAGCTCCGCGAAGGAGAGCCATCGTCTGCTCTTTTCCGTAGGGCCTCATAGCTTGACCGCCGAAGCGGAGCCTCGCCTCAAGGAAATCAGGCGCAAGTAACCCGATCCGGAGAGCGTCTTGAAGAGTAGGGTTCCTACCGAGGTACTTGTAATTCTGCTCCCCGAACGCTGCGTTGGACTGCATCGCGACGTTCTCAAGGAGTTGATCCATTGATAACTCTCCGCTCGTAAGCTGTTTTTCGTAATACCCTTTCGCCCTCTCAACCGCGTGTTCTGCCATCTCAGCCTTAAGTCGGGGGATATAGTCCGTAAACAACCACTCCTGATACCTCCGCTGATTCTCTCCTACTACAGGTACATATTTCCAAGCACCGCCGGAAGCTAAACCCTCACCAAATTCCGCAAGAGCGTTGTGATTGTAGAGCATAAGTCCGTGATCTACAAGGTCTTTGAGCACTGGACGTTCGTTAAATTCTATTTCCCTTGTCGTAAACGGATTCACCTTGTGGAACAACGCGTGTTCCGCCATGTGTACGTGGTGAAATGGACCTACGAGCACAGTACCCTTAACAAATCCGCCGGCTGCGAGAGCGCCTTTACCTGGCTTCTTTCCACCTAAAAGAGGTACTCGGTCCGGTATCTTAAATTCTCTGATCGCAGACTTACCGAACATCGCATTCATCCGGTGGTACGCTTCAGGGTGTACCCACATGTTACCTTCCATGTATATCGGAGCACCGTCCTCTGTCTCTCCAATCCATTTCCACCTGCGAAGGGCAGGGTGATCGATGAACTTAAAATCTCTAGTATCATGTCCCTTATTGTTCGCTTTAATGAAGTGCGCTTTTTTAAGGTCGACGCCCTCTGATTTTATCGGTTTTCCAGATCCGCCGATCACGACAGAAGGACGACCGTCTACTTCCTTAGACCTCATGAGAGATTTGAGAAACTTCCTGGCCAAGATCGCCTGTCTTACGGACCTCTGCCACGCGACGAACTGGTAACCAATCCTCATGTCAACTGGCTCATATCCAGCCTGAATACCCTCGTAGTTGTCCTGAAAAACTCTCTTCATAGCCTCTCTCGGGTTAACGCGGAAGAAACCAGCTTGCAATCCAGCTAACGTCTTAGCCCCAGCTTTCTCAGGATCCTTCCACTGGTGGCGAACGTAATTTTCCACGTAGGAATCTATTACGTCCTCGCCAAACGCCGCGATCCAAAGTTCGTCGAACTGTTTCCGGAATTCGTCGGCCTTTGCCCTTTCCTCGGGAGATAGATTTTGGGCGTCTTCGTACATCTTCTTATAATCGCCCTTCACCGTAGAGGCGTATTTCTTCAGAGTCTCAGGATCTCCTCCAGCTTCCATATACACATTGATCGCCACCTGCTTATCCTTCGGAATCTCTTCATTGATCCTCTTCGCGAGTTTAGTGAGCTCAAGGTCTATGACCTGAAGACCGCCGGTATATTTTCCGATCATTTCCTTCATAGGAGTAAATTCCGGTCTCTTCCTGTAAAAGTCCCAAAGGTCTTTTCCGACGTCTTTAAGCTTAGTAAGATCAATAAATCCAGCTTCTCCAAGTCCTTCCTCTTTCTTAGGCAATCTCAACTTCTCAATAGCTCTTTTAACTTCGTCAGACACGATGAGTTTCTGTTCTTCCTTAATAAAATCAGCCTTATCTATTCCATGGGCCTTTAAAAGTCCGTCGAGGTCAAAATAATCCCACACAACCTCGTTAGGTACCTCAGGCTTTATGTTTGCGATGATCTCTTTAATACTCGTCTTCACTTCCTCAGGAACCTCTTCCTTAATTTCTTCGGCCTCAATTCCACTTTTCGCTTTAGGCTTAAGTTCCTTAATTTTCTTTGTGACTTCTTTCTTGAGCTGTTCAGGATCTTTTCCCTTAGCCTCAACACCTAATCTCTCAGCAGCGTCTCGGCGAATGAGTAAAGAATCTTTATCCCACGCTTCTCCCTTAAAGGTGCGCTCGTAACCCTCAAGTTGCTCAATGGTCATCTCCTCAGGTTCCGGAACCCTCACCTCCTCGTTCGCTTTAAAAAGCATGTAATCTTCTCTCGTCTTACCAAATTTCTCGAAAAGTTCCTCAGCCTTTTTACCAGAATATGCCTCTGTCACCTGTTTGAACCAATCGCTTGGAATTTCGGGTTTAGGTTTTTCAGGAACCTCTGGTTTTTCGATACTTATATCAACCTCTTCAGAATAAGCTTTTTTAGCATAATCAACTACTTTTTGGTACTCTGCTTGAGCAGCAGCATCTACTGGACGAAGTTCTGTAACAAAACCATCATTAGATACAACACGAGTTCCTCTACCTGTAGGAAATAAACCATCTCTATCTGCTTCCTCAAGAATACCATTCTTATGCAGAATCTCTCTACCTTCTTTATATGAAACATTTGAGGCTTTAATATGTTGACCATCTGGTGATTTCCCTATTACATTCCACTTACCTGCAACAGAGTCTATAATTCCCTTTACCCTTGGATCGCTTTCAAATTCCTGTGTAATTTTCTGATTATATTCTCTTAATGCTATCTGATAATCATAGGTGCTTTTCCCTTCTTCCATATAATCATCAAATTTTGGATAATCTGATTCATATTTTTTCTCAAGACTAACTCGAAGTTCATTTAAATCATCTGTAACAGGTTTTACGTCTTTAACTGGTTCTACTTCTTTCTCCTCAAGTCCAAGTTTATTTCTCAATATTTGAGCCTGTGCTTCAGAAGTAAGACCCTCGGTTCCAGCTAAAGGCGCTGCGCTACCTAATACATCTTTTATATCTACCTCAGTTTCATTCCACTTAGATAAATCAAAACGAGCCTTTATCAATTCACCATCTTTGTTTCTAGCTTCTTCAACGTCTATAGGTTGAACTTTGATCTTAGATGGATTACTTTCATCTATTATTTTTCCAACAACTATACCAGAACTTCCATTAGGAAATGTCTTTTTAAATCTAACCATCCCTTCAAGAGCATTCCCCATCCGTCCAGAAGGCTTAACTTTTTCTATTTTCTCAGGCGCCTTTTCTTCTACAGCCTCTTTAGCCAACGCCTCAAGATCGACCTTACCCTCAGGAACTTCCTCCGCCGGAACCTCAGACACCTTCGTTTCTACCTCTATTAAAGGAGCCGCTGGGGGGACCGGCGGCTCCTTCGGGGATAGTGAGGTGGGACTCACATCTTCTTCCTTCGTAGTGAGCTGAGGTATCTCAGGTTTTTCTGTTTTACCTTCTTTTACTTCTTTTGAAAGCCCTTTCTTTTCTGGTGTTATGACTTCAGGCGTTATTGGTTCTTCCTTCGCTTTTTCAACCACAATAGGAGCAACATCTTCTACACCTTCCTTCAACTTCTTGTCGAAGTACTCGGTCTCAGACCACTTAGATTTTAATATAGGTTCTTCTCCCTCTCTCGCTGGCGGAGTTTTAGGTCCTTCTTCCTTAGGTTCCACTTTACGTTCCGCTTTAGGTTCTGTCTTAAGTTCCTCCTGCACACCTGCGTATTTCTTCAGAAGCTCTTCTCTCTTCGACGAATCTTTCCACTGTTCTTGAACGATGTCTCCTTCAGACATTCCTTCCCTTTTCATTTCCTGAACTGCCTGATTGACGAGACCTCTCTCTTTAACTGTCATCCTCCGATACCAATTGGATTCCGCGATAGGTCGCAGAACGAAACTCTTCGCGAAAGGAGCTGCTATGAGAGCGATGTCAGACGCGATCTTAGCCTCGCCTCGGTACTTCTCCGGGACGAACTCTAAACCCTTTTCCTGCGCTTTACCAAGCAATTCAAACGGCGCGCCGAGGGTCCTCGCCTGAAATTCTCCCTTCTCTGTCTTTGGTTGATACGTCAACACTCGAGCAACTTTCTCTTGCGCCTCTGAATAAATTTCTGGATCCACCTCAAAATTTCCCTGTTTCGCCGCTTGACCAACCATCGCACCCACTCCAGCGGCCACGGATAACGGAAATGCAGTCATACCAGATGCTGTAGTGGCTAAGCCCTCAAGAACTCCAACATAATCACCCACCACTTGAGGAGCAAGTTCTCTCGACCTCTTGACAATAGATTCCGCTGCTCTTCCCAATGGGCCAGATGGTTTATCCGCTTTAAAATCCACCTTAGGCGTGACGTACTTTTGAGCCTTCTCCTTCACCCCCTCCACATAAGAAGTTGGGTCTTTCTTCTTAAATCCTCCGTATTCCGCAAGAGCTTTATCTGTATCTCCTCCGTGTTTCTCGTGAAGCGTTGATAGATAACGAACGCCTGCATCTACGTTCTGTTCTGGATTTTTTGAATCTTTGACACCTAATCCCTTAGCAGTCTTAGGCATTAATTGCATAACCCCAGTAGCTCCGCTCTTCTTATTCCTCGCGTCAGGATTAAAGTTGCTCTCCTGTTCTGCGACACCAAGAGCGATGTTAGGATCTACACCATACTCTTGGGCTTTTCTCCTAATAAGATCAGGTACAGTTTCCTTCTTATCTGGCTTAAAATCTATCATTCAACCCTCTTATACCCAGATTTCAACGCTTCCTCGAGCTGTTTTTTAGGAATCGTTCCAGTCTGTCCGTTCGGCGCCACCACTCGAACATCTCCGCTCTCTTCCTCGCTCTCCATCCCCAACCCCCGCTTAATTCCATGCCACACATCTTGCCACCAATGCTTCTCTTCTTTCTGTTCCTGTTTCGCCGGAAGTTTATCCGCGATCTGTTGCCAAACTTCCTTAGGTCCTTTACCCTCCTCAAACATCTCTTGAGCCTCGAGAAGAAGAGTCTGCACCTCAGGGTTATCAGTAAATTCGAACGGAGATAATCCCGTCTTAGAGGAAATTTGGTTCTTTATCATATCCATATCCTGCTTCACCTTAGACGCTGGAATAGCATGACTCTTTGGCGCGGTCAAGGACCAGCCCTTCTCAGGAGTATAGCTCTGGCCCTTAGACATCCAGGTTTCCTTCGTCTGTCCTTCAGGTCCGTATTCAGTCTTAAAAGTACCCTGTTCCTTACTCTGCGACATCTCGTCAAATTTCTCCACCTCAGAGCTATCTTCTCCAAACTGCTGAACGAGGCGATTTCGATCTTCCACCTGTTTTCCAATCGCGGATCCAAAGTGAGAGGTCTTCTCTGGAATAAGGAGCTTAGCAAAATCAAGCGCAGTCTTTTTGTCTTTTATCATACCTGATTTCATCACTTTTCCAACAAACTCACCGCGCTGATCGTCTACAGGTTTAGTGTGATCCACAGCCTCAAACGCGTCTCCGATCGCCTTCATCTCAAATTGAGCCGCAGGTCTTCCCAATATGCTCTCTACCTCTTTCATATCACCAAGACCGATGTTCGCTAGAGCGAGCTGTTGTCTCTGCGGATCTCCTTCATACTGTTTCTCTAACAGAGATCGGCCCTCTGCTCCAGGTTCAGTCAGAGAACGAATTATTCCTTGCTTATTTCTCCTCTCTTCGTCTGCTATCTGTTGCTCTATATCAAAACGCCCTTGCTGTATATCCTCTTGCTGAGTTCTCATCAAATTCTCAAAATTTCTCTGATTCATATCTAACGTCCGTTCACCTAACCTACCGCCCCACGAATTTGGACCAATTGCCGCAGCCGCTGAAGCAAGAGCGTTTGATAATCCACTTCCTTGCAATTGTCTCCTCCCTTCGCTCATTGGTTTTTGTGTCGGTTGATTCGCATCAACAAAAGGCCTCATTCCAGGTGGAGCAGGTGTAGTAACGTTAGCAGACTGTTGACCAGGAACCATTGATACAGGCATTTGTCCGCCTACCAAAGACCGGGGCTGTGCGTCCGGAGGACGTAACATCCACTCATCTTCGTACCCAGACCCAGGAATTATTTGATCTATATTCAATTCAGGCATATAACCTCCTTATCCCATTACACCTTCTCGATTCATTGTCTGAGCCGATCCACCTAACGATGAAACCCCAGACGCCAATGTTCCCAACAGACTCGCGCCTCCGGTCATCGGAGCAGCCAATATCCCAGCAACCCCAAGAACCCCGCTCATAACTCGTGCAAATCCAGAATCCTTCTTCACCGCAGCGGCATGTGCTCCATTCAATACTCCAATCAATTCTCTCTGATGACTCAATACCGTAAACGGCCATAAATGATTTGCAGTTTCTAACCCTGTTGTCGTGCTCACGTACTGCGTCTCTTCCCCGAAATACGTATGGAATATTGACAAATAATGACTTATAACCTGCGCATTCCACTGAAGGTGATGCACCCAGCGCTGATGACCAAGGTCTAACATGTGAAGGTGAATATCTGATATATATTTAGCCACGCTCCGATTTCGACCATCCTCCATAAAAGCTCTACCCATCATAAATTCAGAATCCATCACTGCATTTATATCTGCCATCCCCTCCTCAAACCTAGGATACGAATGGGCGTTGATATCTGAATCAAGTATCGCCGCCGCAGCAGATACTGCTTCTTCAACAACAGGTCCGTAAAGTGCGTCTTGAAGTATTTGAGCGTTAAGGGTCTCTATATCCAGTCCAGCCATAAATTTCCCGAACATATCAAACATTGACGGATAATCAGACATCACGTACCCAATTCCGAAAAACGCTAAAGCAGGATTTGTTACCACAAGACCTGTATAAGGAGAAATATCCATTTGTTCATCCGTATGAACCCATCCATCAGCTATTAATCTCTTAGCAGCAGTTTCAAGAAATGGTGCATATCTTACGACAGTATCACCCCCACCGCTTTTGCCCATTTACTTCACCTCTCTCTCAAACACTTTATATTTTTCCTTCATCCCAAACTTATTTTGCATAATATTAACCGCCATAGGATTATCCGTAACACCGATAATTGAAATACAACCTGTATTACGCGCAAATTTATCCAGAATCTCTATAATATCCGCTTTGTCCTGATCAGACGACGGAGAAAACCCGTAAGTACAGAAAAGGAAAAGATACGGAACACCCGATACTTCAAGCATAATCCTAGCCAAACCAACCGCTATTACTTCTCTGGAATCAGAGAGATTAAACCAACACTGTATTTTCTCGCACATAAGGTCCTTAAGCAATCCGGTCAAATATTTTGGCACATGTTTTTCTTTAACACCGCTAGTTTTAGCTGCAGCGTATTTTATCACAGGCCACATTTCCACTATATTCTCCACTGACAACTGAATGATCACGCGGATACCTCTGCTATTTCATCGTACCGTATTCTCACATCTGCATAATCCACTCGCCCAAAAGCGTACGCAGATAATTTTCCTTTAAGCCTAAATTCAACACCAGCGCACTGAATAAACGCGCTTCCACCAAAATCCGTACTCGTCCATGGAGTAGAGAACCAGTTTTGGTTTGACTTCCACCGGTAATCCAGAGCGGCCTGTAAAACAAAATCAGACCCAAAATCTACTCGGTGCACGTGTTTCGTTCTCCTTGAATTAAGGTCAAAAATATCTGTTACAAATGAAAGCGGAGGAACCATTATCGTTTCGTCCGAAGATACTAAGTAATATTCTCCATTTCTAACACCTATTCCAGAAAGAGTGGGCGGACCCCAACCGAGTCCAGATTCTGTAAGCGTAAATCCATAATCTCCATCCGCTATCCGAACCACCTTCATGTACTCATCGTACAACATTATCGTATTTTCCCCGAGCTTTGATAACCAGTTCGAATAATCAGATATCTCTTGAGCGCCTTCATTCGTTAACACGAACAACCTGTCTGCCTTATCAATAAACCAATGTTTTGTCGGGTTGAATTCATTATCTACGCACACAGAATTGAAAGACTTAAGGCCGACAGAATGGATCGTCTTTCTCCCCCATTTAGCACCTTCTACGTGCATTTGAGCCATCACGCTATTCTGTCCGTAAGCAATCATGTTATTCCCAAGCTTCTTGAGTTGATACACCCACCCAAAATTTTCCATGTACGTCTTTCCGGCGCCAAGAGGCTTATTGCTCTCGCTCTCATATATCGTAAAATCAACGGTGCCGGTACGGGCTCTCCATATGACCGGATTGGCTGCAAATAACTTTATGAACCATAGACCAAAACTCGTTTGTGCAGTAAAAATGACATTGTCAATAATGACTGGGACATTGTCTTCGCTAATTCCCCCACCACCAACGCTAATTTCCGTAGTCACCTCTAAAGGACCACCAAATACGTTAGACGTCATTATCCCAGAAATCTCACATACAACCTCTAAGGGTGGCGCATTGAAATAAATGGGTTCAGCCATTAATTATTCCTTACCTCCAAATTCTGAAACACGTACGGTATGCCATTAAGAATGGTAATTACTCCTCCTGCATCCATATATCCTACAACTACATCGTCAGATAAATCCCATATCATTCCACCACCGATCGAGATATCACCTCCGCTGGGCGTAAAACTGACGCTGTTAAACACTATCTTCCCTCGATTATTGACATTATCAATAACGATACTGGATATTGTAAGCGCAATCCCAGCACCTTTCACATACCCATATGCCGACGGTAATTCGCTGGCGGAAAAGGCAGAATACACGATATGATCATCCATATCAAACACAAACCCGGGTTGCATGAGCAAAACGACAAAAGCCTTTGCCACGTAATTGTTTAATTGATGATATTTCCAATAATTTGATACTGTGGTACTTGCAGCCATTTATCCCTCCTTAAAATTAAGTAATTCTTCCCTGTATATTTCTTAATATATACCCAATACCATCAATCGCTACAACCGTCCCACCCGTACTCGCAAATACGAGAATAACATCTGCAGTAGAATCAAGGACAATTGTACCCGACAACGAAACATCTGCGCCGGACGGAACAAATGGTAAATTATCGAACGATAAAGTGCCCCTATCATTTATATCGTCTTGAACTACTACTGGATTAGTTAATTCTATTCCTCCGTATATATATCCGGATACTGCAGCAATTTCAAAAGGAGATATATCCGCATACACTTTATGAGAATTTCTGTTGAACGCAAACCCTGGTTGCATTAAAATAGCCTTAAACGTATGTCCTTCAATTAAACTGAGTAAGTAATATTTCCAATAATTTGATATTATACCAATAGCCTCTGCCATTTATTCTCCTTTCAAAAATAATTTTTTTGCTCTGTGAAATCCTCTCATAAGATCTTTGTGTGAAGTTATATTTTCCAGTAAAATACTTTTAACTTCTCTGTTTACAGTGATTATTATTTTATCTTTATTTTTTTCTTTCTGAATAATTTTTTCTTCTTCGCTTAAATTACCCATTAATCCTCCTTTTACTACGGTAAAGTCCAAATCTGCGGCTCTTTAAATATTCTGTACACAGGTATAGTAGTATTAGGATAATCAAAACTTATATCAGTTAATACTTGCTCCCATGTAGCACCATTATCCCAACTCATCTGGAATCCTAATCTATTAGCTACAGGATCATGATACTCTTGACCCGACCAAACCCATACATCACCATCATTCTTAAACTCCTGGGCTTCGTTCCACACATGAAGACCTGTCATATCTTGAACTATACCGAAGTTAACACCAGAATCTGTACTTCTATAAATTTTTACCCCATAACTTATATAGTATTCTGTTGCGGATACTAATATCATACTACCCTTCACCGCAAAACCAATAAACCAAAAAGCAAAACCTAAAGAAAATGTAGCAACCTTACTCCAAGTAACACCACTATCAGTACTCTTCCAAAAGTCTACATGAAAACCCTCAATAGGATGACTCGTCGCTTGCCAACAATCATCTATTATCCATAAATCCTCTGTAGTAGAATCAATATATGATCTAACATAATCCCTTTGAATAGTAAGTAACTCCAATCCTTCAGGAATTGCAAGAGTACCCATAAGAACCCAACTGGATCCACTATCAACACTTTTCCATATTCTAACCCCTAAATCTTCTTCTGTATACATTATGTAGAAATTACCACTTGAGTCTGCTCTACATTCAGGATTAGGTCCTAAGAACGAATTCCAATCCCCATGAGCAATGATGTGTCTAGTCCAAGTTTGACCATAGTCCTGAGAAACCTGACAAATAATATCTTGATAATCATTTCCTGATTCTCCATACTCCCACTCATAAACCCACACGATAACTCCAGCAGCAGTAACCTTTAAATTGGAAGAATCGGTTTTATACCAAGCACCGCCATAATCGTATGGGGGGTTATCATCATCATATTCTTTATCAAAATATCGATATGTTATAACTCCATCTTTCCATACCCAAAGAGATTGAATACCCCAATACTCCGTAGTTTCCATATCATAACCTAAACTCCATACCCAGAAATTCTTGTCCCCAATTTCCATTCTTGGGTAATAATAATACCTTGTAGGAAGCCAATCAATAACATTCCATTTATCACTAAACTCCCAATCCAACTCCACAGGTCCTGTAGAAGGAACCCAAACTCTATCACCCGAATCATAAACAAGAACAAGCATACCGTTTGGATCAAGATCGATACCCATAGCCATAGCAATCCAAACTTGTAACTGACCTTTATCATCTATATAGGTCTTAACATCAACATCACTAAAACAGGAATGAGGTATTTCAAGCATACTTACACCAAGAATAAATTTTTGCATATGCCAATGGCCACAAGGAAAATGGGTATCTGCTGTATTCCTTTGCCACCACTCTAACTCTGGTAAACCAAATGGCGGTGCAGCTCCTGGACCAATATATACAGTTGCTCTATCAAGAGGGGTCTTAGCTTCCTCTACAGATTCCCATCCATTATACCCAACAAGATAACCTAAATAAGATACATCTCCTAGATTATAAAAAGGAATATGAGATGTAACTACGTACAAATCTCTTTCATTATCTATACAAGGATTTACAGGATCATTTGCAAAATAACCCCCATCAAAAGAAAATACTTGAGTAAAATTTGCACCTCTATCAATGCTCTTATGCACTACCCACTCTACAAGAGGATATTGGTTCTTTGGAAAAACTTGAACCACTGTATCATTGTAAGCGGTCTGAGCTAGACCATATACAGGACGTTGATTTATATACCTATGATTAGTAACCCAAGTTACACCATAATTTAGAGAATAATGTGTTCCTATATATGCATCTGACCACATTGTTGAAGTATAAAGGATTCCATTAGTTATCCTAATACTCAAAGATGATTCATAAGAAGTAGCACTACTTCCTAATCTTCTCATATCTGTCTCAGATTGTAGAGTCCAAGTTAAACCATCATCTATAGACTTAAAAGTACCTACAATATTAGTAGCTACTGTTCCAGAAGTTTTAAATGCAAGTAAATAAATCGAACCATCCTCTGCAACATCTATAGCTATATGATCTTGATTTCCTCCATAATTTGTAGCAACTATTAACACCGGAGTCCATGTCTTTCCCCAATCATAGGAAGTTCTAACTAAAAGATCGAATCTATTAGTAGGATTATCAGTAAAAAGACTACAAACTGCACACATAATTCCATTTGATTTTGTAACAAGACTTTTCTGTCTATTTGGCCTATAAGTTTTTGATGGATAAGTATAACTAGTTTCATCGAATACTTTAGTATAATACCATTTACTCTCTCTAATAACATGAACCCAATGTCCACCAACAGATGGATTGTGCCGTATTAATGCAGTAAAAACTACATTATTTTTATCGTCTCTTAAACCCTCTAGAAATCCACCGTAGTCAAATTGACTATGAGAAGGGCTATTAACTTCATTAAATAATGTGTCTTTGTAATATAATCTAGCATAAAGTGTGCCATAAGCAGTACTTCCGGCTAGATAAGCAATTTCTCCTTCGAACACTGTAGCAAATAGTTTGTTCCAGTACTTAATTTCAACTTCCTCTTTTTGTTGAAGAGTGGTCCATCTTGGATTATTAATATAACCCCAGACATCATATTGCTTCTGAAACGGCCAAGGACCAGAATTTTTATTTAATTTCCAATTACTCATATCATGTACTTGGACTCGGTGAAATTGATGGGCTAATACTTGGAGATTCAGACGGTGAAATTGATGGGCTAATACTTGGAGATTCAGACAGTGAAATTGATGGACTTACAGACAAAGATATCGATGGGGATTTAGATCTGGATATTGAAGGTGATTTAGACGGTGAAATTGATGACGATGGACTTATTGATGGACTTACTGATGGTGATATTGATGATGATGGACTTACTGATGGTGATATAGATGGAGAAATAGACGGAGATTTAGAGGGTGATTTAGATCGTGATATTGAAGATGATGGACTTATTGATGAAGATGGGGATTTAGAACGTGAAATTGATGAATGTAAATGTTCTGGTTCTAATACAGCATCAACACCTGTCGCTGGAGTATTAGGACTCCCAAGAAAGGGTTTACCGCCATAATTACCAAGACACGTACCGAATGGTTTATCCGTATCAATCGCGTACACACCGCTCGCTGCATTCTTTACCACAGAAATCTGTCCATTAGTAAACCAGAGAAATGCCTTAAAATCTACGACACGCCACAATACCCCGGGAGTAAGACCAGATATCTTAGAGGTCCAACCATTTCCATTCCATTCCCATATTTGATTATCGTTCATCAGCACTATTACATCGCTCAATACCTTTAATTGAGGATACGGAAACACAAATTCAATTCCAGCAGGTAACTCCATCGTAGAGAATAATTCGCTCGTCGTGAGAACGCCTTCGTAAACGTATCCGCCGATTAGGGACGTCAGCATTGGATTATTCCGGGGATTGTGCGCTGGAACTAAACCTTTAGCTAAAATTTCCTTTAACGGTATAGTCGCTTCTTTCACAATACCCCTAAATCGCCCTTCATCTTAAGGTCTGTAGGCTTCTGTACCGTAGATACGTCCATCTTTCCTATCTGCTTGACCTTAGAACTTATTTCAGGGAGAGCGAGCTTTAAAATCTCGTCGTACGTTTTTCCCGGGTTATCACCCTCAACCTTTTCCATCTCAAACCGAACAATATCCAAATGAGGAACTAACTCTTTATACTCTCCGCGAAACTTATCAAGAGCCTTCATCTTAGCTACCGTACGCATGTAAAGGTTAGCAGATACTTCAGGGAGAAGGAGCATAACATCTTGCTTCCCTTTTTCCACCATCTCGTCGATTAAAGACCTTATTTTATCCCAATCTTCCTGTTCTATCATCTTCCTTGTCCGTATTTAGAAGACCCTGAATATTGTTCGTCAGATTCCGCGACTATGAGGTCCCCGAGTTTTTCGTTGTACATTTCCTTCCACACCTGGATTCGTGAATCATTTTTAAGGTACATCTCCGCCTGAACCAACGCGCCAAAGAGGAGAACATCTGAATGATACATCGTCCACCAATTCTGATCGTATATGACCCCGTCTAGGTACGGACTATATTGATATCCGGTTAAAACCACAGTATACGCTGCATCAGGTATCGGTCTAATCAGAAATTGGAGATTAGGAATTGTGTCTGGTGTTAATATGGTCTCTGTCGCGGGAATTTCTGTGATCAACTGCGGTGGTCCAGTCTGTGTATCCAAGAACGCACCCTCAACCTCATCAATATCTTGTTTATTTATAGGGTATCTTTTATTCAACGCGTCAACACCATATGCTCCACCTTCCTGCAGAAGTTGTTTGTATAAAGGAATTGGATTATCGAATGCTGTAGCAAACGCAGAAGCTAAAGCGTACGCAACTCTGATTTTCATTCCACGAAAATTCGTCTTTCTCTCTAATCCTCTCATTGCCTGATTAAGGAGTTTCGTCGCTATCCCAACATCCAGATCAAAATACTGTACAGTAAGTCCAACAGCAGCTAAATCCGTAGTCCCTGACGTAAACGTCGTAACTAAATCTGTCGTCACTTTAAACACAGCTATAGGGATATTTCCCCACGGAATAGTTGGTAATGCGTATATATTATCCGTACCTTTAGTCACGGTAATTACTGGAATAAATGCTAAATTCGCAGAGACAAGATAATAACAGAACGTATTTACCGCTTGCACGTTACACGGTGTCATCGCTATATTATCCGTCAATGCAAATGTTATTTGCTTATTAAAAAGAGAATATACCACTTGTTGCGTCGTCTTAAGTGTATGAGTAGAGGTACCTTTCGCTAATCCGCACATCTGAACAATGTTAACGTTATTTACCTCAGTTATAAATCTCGCTAAATCTGTTAAAATGTCTGTATAAGTTCCTATCATAACCAATATGCCCTCCTCATCCTTCTCGTCGGTAAAATCCTATACCGAGAATTTACGATTATATCTACTTCTCGATAAAAAAATTTCATAAAATCAGCATCAGTATCTGGCATAGATAATTGCTTTGAAATTATCCTCACAACTCCTTCTCTAAATACCTCGTAAAACAATCCATTCCATGGAATAACGTCGTCCGGTCTCGTAAAATCTACAGGTTTTTGGTTATATCTCCCGGTAATTGACACGTTTATGACGACTTTAGGTCTAACAAAAAGCGTATTTCCTACCACCTTATAATAGGTCGGTCGGTTACACGGCGGTTCGTAGTCAAAGCTAACTAATCCGTACGACGTCCACCAATGAAGGTCATGATCATGATCTTCTAAGAGGTACGATGGATTCAACCATTTGTGCATCGATTTAAGGTTATCTGGTAAATTTGCTGGTACGATAAACACGTAATCCCCCGGAACTAACGTAGCACCAGATTCCATCGTCAGCGTAATAGGTCCAGTAATAGGCGTTAATGTCGTCGTTGAACTTCCTATTATGGTCGATGGAGTTCCAGGCGTTTCTGCGAGAGCAATTCTCCAATCGCTGAGAGAATCTGTTCCAGCAGAACTTATGGAATTTATCACGAGAATCCCCGTAATTGAATCGTATGAAGTAACTGTACCGGCCATCCAATCCGTATAAAGCTCTTGCGCCTTAGGCTTTTCGGCCATTGACACAAAATCGGTAGGTAATGATACTGTATACCCAAAAGCAGGTATCACAAGTTCTAAATTACCAGAAGCCACGAGATCAGACCCTCTATCAACCAATTTCTTGTATAACAGAGATTGTATTGAATTCGCCGCTTGATAGATTGAGATGCCCTTCTTGGGCGCCATCGTTAATCTCGGCAATACGTCGACGGTCAACGTACTGATAGTTTGAGCCATTATCCCTCCTCTTTAACGCTCATACTAACTTCTTCTCTCAGCCATTGCCATGCAGTAAACTCTGTATCAAACGGAGGGAGATTCTGTAATGATTGTCTCCTAATTCCGTCACTTCCTATGTATTCCTTGGGTTTTACCGTACCATCTTCTACGCGATAACCCTCCATTCTGCCTTCTTGATGTTTTACGATACTAAATCCGGTAAGATCTAAGTCCTTTACCTCCTCGATAATCTGTCCATCTTTGTATTGACGAAATTGATTAGATTTGAGGAGAAACTCAAGGTGTTCTTCAGAATTAATCTCGCACACAGAAGTCGATGGTTCACCTTTTTTTCGATTCAAATTAGGTATCGGCATAAACATGTAGCGCGTCTTCCCCAATTCTACAGGCGTCGGGCCTTCTCTTTTTATCAAACATTCTATCAACATTCCTATCCTCCTATATCCTTATCTTATTTTAAAGAGGGGACTTTCGTCCCCTCCATCCTTAAATGCTACGCAGCGTCGATCGTGTAAATCAGACCGACTTTTCCTTCGACCGAAGTACCGACCGCTGGAAAATACAGCGCGATAATTCGGTCCTTACTGTAGTCCACCCCAATCGCTTCAGTGAACGCGAGCGAAGGGTAAACTCGACCTCCAGCCTGTCCGACGGTGGACGCGGTAAGAACGTTCTGCCCCGACACAAGTGCAGGCGCAGTACCTGTATTCGTCGCACCACCGGAACTATATGCCGCAGGAACAGCTACTGTAGCCGGAGCTTGTCCATAATAGGTGTTGAGAATACCAACAGAGATGGTGTGAGAAGTGGCGCCATCAATGTCAGCAGACTCAAGGACACAATCCATCAATTTGTGACCAGCAGGCAAAACGCCAAAACCAAAGTAGTTGGTGATGACCTGTTGAGCCGCGGTCAACGTGACTGATTTGTGAATAACTCTTGAACCCGGTATTGCCGCAATCGGCGGTTCAATGTAAATGTCTAACGGCACAAATACGTCTGTCATATTATATACCTCCTTTCTTTATTTGCTTACGGTTTTGTGGCGGCCGTATCGATCGCCATCACACCAAAGTCATTTCCGTTAAACGTGACTTTCTTGAATCCCCAGATCGTGTGAGTGGTAATTACGACCCGGTTATCATTGTCACGCCCTTCCTCATGCCACCCGAAGCGAAGGTCCTGACCAGGAGAACCAAATGCCATAGCACCTGCCTGTAATCCAAGGAACAACGCTCTTGTGGCACTTGTCACTCCACCTGATCCATAATCAGTGAACCGAATGCAGTTCTGGTGTTTGTGAAGGACTACTCCGTTCCAAATACCCATTCCACCTTTAAGGAACATGCTCTCGCGACCAACCGCAGTTGCGATGGCTTTCTGAATATCAGCCCAATCGTTGGTCGTCGTATTTCTCCTAAGGTTGAACGCTTGGTAAGGGTCCATGATACAGAGGAACAACTCTTCTCCGTCAATCTCGCACTTCTGGATCTGCGGAATCTCTGAGTAAGCAGGTCCGCCTCCACCCATCATCTCGGCGTAAGCAACCGCTCGGTCGATAGGGAGAGTGCTCATCGTATCAGTCGAAGCGAGATTGGTCTTAGCCGTAGCAACTCCGCCGTATACTAGATGGTTTGTATCCGGGGCCGTAAGGGTGTTGTTAGCAAATCCGGAGTAAGTTGTCGGAAATACAAATTCGCTGTTCGTTCCGCGCGAACCCGAGAGGTACATGAAAATTACCTCATCAAATACCCTTGCCCACCAATCTGTGGACCTTGCTCTCGCGACCTGACGAAGGTCGTGAAGGGTTCTCTTCCTCGTCATCCTACCACCGCAATCCGCGCCACCTCTCATCTGATCGATGTAGACGACGTCTGTGTAGAATACGAGCGCTTCTTCTTTCCCGTGCAGTTCTCTGTCACCCTCTATTGGTTGCATATTGAGCTGCATAGAAAGATCGTAAGTGATTTGCTCCCCGGCATCCGCTTCAAGATCAGTAAGTTGCCAGATAGGTTTTGTTGGGACATTGCCTTTTCCCATAAACTTTCTGGTAAAATACCCTTTGCGCCCAACGTCAACCGCGAGGTTTCCGGAGTAGCGCTTTACTGCTTTTGCGTCATTCAAACCTATGATGGTTTGCGCCATTTACTACCTCCTTCTTCTGACCATCCTAGGTCGTATTAATAAACTAAGTCTCTAAAGAGACTTGTCCGACTTCATGCCGGTGTCCCTACCCACACCTTGTCCTTTGACACTGTGGTTATCCCTATCGACTTATCCGCGACGATCTTCAGAACAGCTTGTCTTCCTGCTTTTTCCGAAAGCGTCACAGAAATCTCCTCTCCTTTTACGTTAAAGATCAGTTGATCTCCGACTCCTATGATCTTTATTAAAGCCATATCACTTAGAAGCCAAGTACCGATCGCGTTGTGCCGGCGTTAATCTCTCCAACGCTGATTCGAACGCGTCACCTGACAATTTATCCAGCGCATTCCATGGACTATCGGTCTCGGGCATTTGAGCCGCAGGAATATCTGCTAAAGTTTTGAGATCTGGTACTTGAACCGGCGGTTTTAATTCCGCTTTCTTATCCTCCTTCTTCTCTTCTTTCTTAATTTCAGGCAATTTATTGAGTCCAAAAGCCTCTTTAACCATCTTATCAGCTCGAACGAGAAGAGCTACACCTGATAATCCAGTATACTCAGGATTCAAATCAATGTCTTTAACCGCCTGATTAAGAGCTCCGTACAACAACTTACCCTTTAAAGATCCGTCCTTAGCATATTCGTACTCTGGACGAGCCCGGAAAAACGCGGTCTGTTCTGCTTTCCAAGTAAGATCTGCTCTCGCTTGTTCCCTAGTCAGTTGATACGCCGCGTTATTTTCAGATGAGATTCTCCGATTTAAGACGTCTCTTTGACTCATATAATCTTTGAGAGGAAGTTCTTCGTCCGTATACTTCTTCTCCAATTCATCTAACTGGACCTGAATCTCGTCCGTAATAAACTCCTCTCCAGGAATTGGAAGAGTCGTTTCGTCGATCGTCGGTCGAAATGATAGTAACGTTTCATCAGAAATTCGTTCCTTCGGAGGCTCTTCCTTCGGAGGCTCTTCCTTCGGAGGCTCTTCCTTCGGAGGCTCTTCCTTCGGAGGCTCTTCCTTCGGAGGCTCTTCCGCTATGGATTTTAACTGCGCCTCAGTAAGTTCCTCTTTTTCATCGTCCTCTTCCTTCGATTGTATAGCCGTTCTCTCTCCTTCAGAGAGACCCAACCATTCCTCTTCTGTATACCCTTCTGGAACGATCATCTTCTCCTCATCTGGAATAATTATTTCGTCTTTTTCCTTAGACTGTCCTGGCATTTTTCAAATCCTCCTTTTATTTCATCTTACGTCGACGGTGACGGTGATATCGACGGACTCAATGACGGCGATTTACTCGGCGATATCGACGGACTCAATGACGGCGATTTACTCGGCGACAATGACGGCGATTTACTAGGCGAAATGCTCGGCGAAAGCGAAGTAATTCCGGCGGTCGTTATGCTGACCATAAATCCACCTTCTTCAGCGATGTAAAGAATTCCGTTATAATACGTTATAGCCTTCGGCCTATTAGCAAGCAAACGCCCAGTACTAGTACCAATTTCAGTCACTGCACCGCCAGAAATAGCGCACTTTTTGACTTTTCCAGTCTCAAGTAGAACATAGATATTAGTGTTATCAGTATCTATATCTACTATTCCCTCGTCGAATTTTGCTAAATCTACTACCGCACCACCTGCAATCGCATATGTCCGTAACCACCCATCGCTACACGCTTCAAAGATTAACGTTCCATTGTTACAGACAGCGAGTATCTCGTAACCTAAAGTCTGCAATAACGTCTGATCACCTGTTGCCATACTATTGCCCTCCCTCTGTTGAATTGGTTATATTCTGCGCTTCTGTCACGATAGTGTCTGCGGCCTCAACTAAATGCGGAGCCATATCCACAGTTCCAGCCGCTTCAAGAGCTTTAAGAAATCCTTCAAGCTTCTTCATCGCAGCTTCCGCTTTATTTTTCGCGACTTTACTCTGACCCTCCGAAACCTGTATTTGAAGCAAGGCTTGCTGCAGTTGTTTCATCGCTTGCATCTCCTGCGCGGCCTGCATATCTTGTTGGTACTGTTTCATCTTCTCTTCCTGAGACATCTCGTCCTCAGGCGCGTGTTGCTTATTAATCTTACGAATCCTAGCCACCGCTTCATCCTTATTCGGAAGATCGTCCATCAACTCAACGACTAGGTCAAGGAGAGCAAGCGAAACTTCTGGGCTAACTTTTCCGACCGTATTCACGAGCTCTATGAACTGCTCAAGCATCGCTATTCTTATCGTCTCTCTATAATCTTGCTTACCAACGATGAAGTCAGCCTTTGAGGATGTGATAGAATTCTGTATCGTTCCATCGTCGTTCATCTTATTGATCTCAACGAACTCGTCCTTGTACTGATCTCCAGTTATTCTTATCTCTTTCTGCTGATCGTAGAACTGCTCCATGAGCGAGAGCAACATCTCACCCATCGTCTGATGAGCGAAGAAATAATTATCAAATATAACTCCGTGCGCCGTCATTCCTTGATTCTGCATAAGGTTTATGGCTTTTCCGCTGAGCTCTCTTTTCGCCATCCACTCACTATCGTTCGTCACGCCTGATATTGAGTGTATGAAGCGCTCGTCGTCTTGCGCCATCTGCGCGTGTTCTCCGACCTGTTTGGTGTGTTCGATCTGCCTCCACATATTCATCTTACCTTCATTAACCACACCAATTCCATCTGGTTTCTGTAACTCGCTGTGAAAATCTGCGATATCATCGACAGCACCTTTCTCAACGACAACCTGATTTGCTGAAAGAAGAAATAAAGCTTTTGATCTCCTCTTATTGAGATCGCTCTGAGGATCGCGGAGATCCCTTATTATACCGTACGGCATATTATCTCGCTTCCGTCGATAACAGAATATCGGAACGAACGCGAATTTGTTGTGATTATACGGAGATATTGTGTCTTGAAGCAGCGTTCGGCCAGCCCACATCGCGCAACGAACGACTAATCTCATCGCGTCGGACACAGTAAAATACTTTCCTTTCACTAAGTACTGGTGATCAGGATATTCTGGTCTATAAATCGCACCATCAAGAGATCCGTAAGGCGTATCAGGATCTCTTAATTTCATAATTGGAACGATCTGTGGCATCTTATAATTCATCTCAACGACCTTAAGTCTCTCCCTCATTCCGTCAAAAGGACCGCCGAACAACGAATCAAGGTCGCTCTCAAGGTCAAACTCTGACGCATTGTCTGTGATAACGGTATCATCGGGGTGATACGGATATAAGCTGTTGACCCCTTCAGATAACACCTTCAACTCATTCTTTCTCTCGGGGAACATACACTCGACGATATCTAAGTCAACCCATTTCTCTCTGAAGACGTAGCGCATATCACTTCCATCAAGAGCAGTACCAAGGTGGTCAAACCACATGTTCCTCCACCTCTCTGAACGAACGAAGAGAACTTCGTCGGTGTTACGAGCACCACACTCTAACCACCCAATACCAGAACACGCTGCTTCTATGAACGCTTCGCTGCGAGCGTACTCAACCTTATTGACGTCGCTCACATACTTCATAACTTTCGTTTTCACCTTCGCGTCCGCCGAGTTAGTCTTCTTCCTTGGCAATACTCTCCAGTCCACGCGACTCTTCTTCTCAGTGCCAATGACCCAATTAAGGGCGTTCTTTATCACGTTAAAGACGACAGGAGCTTGGGACCTATCGGCTAAGATTATCAGATCCTCAGCGTCCATCTGAATTCCATCGTAAAAATCTTCGTCGATGGCCATCTCAGTGCGATTATCCGCTTGAGCGACCCTAGCCTGACGACGCCACTGCTGAAGCTTCTTAAACCGGAGCTGGTAATCCGCTCCGTCCAACACGTGCGTTCGTTCTCCGGTAACGAGAGACACCCCACCTTGCTCCTTAGTTCGAAGCGATGGGGCTACGTGCTTATCGCTCGCGTCGTGTCTATTTATATCGTAACTAGGCATTTTCGTGCACCACTAATTCTGTCTCGCTCACAGTCATCTCCTTCGTCGCGACTCTCTTTCCGTCGACGAATATATCGGCTTCTCCTCCCACGTACTGTTCCTCCTTCTCTGGTTCTGGCATATTCTTCAGGTCATCCAACCGAGACTGAATCCACAGCAGCAACTGCGCTGCAGCTTGAACCGTTGGGGATATCTGGAACATCTGCATACACTTAGCCAGGTTATATCCAGTACACAGATAAACGGCGGTGGATTTGTGGAATGCGTACGAAAACTGGCACGCGGCCACATCCATCATCGCTTCTCTCTTGTCGTCAGAGGAAGATTTAACTTGAACGAATTCTGATTTAGACCCTCCTCTCAAGACTCGGTTCGCCCTCATCACAATCTTATTGAAATCAGACCAATCTGCCTTAGTAGCGACGGCATCCTCGCTGTAGTCAATTGGGTCAACGTATTTCCACATCGCAGATACGGGTATGATAAACGACCTACCCTTCTTCTTATGATCGAGTATCACGAGAGAAGGCTCGTATCCGGTATCCGAATCCGGAACGTTAACGTGGTGTAACTCTCTGTACAACCCACCCAACCAATTTATCATATGTTCCAGGTCTTCGGTCGATCTAAGTCCAACTCCCTCGGTAACCTCGGAGAAGGCCCAGGTTTAGGGTTTATTTTCTGTTTCGGGCGAATCTGCTGTAACGGCACTTTCTCTCTTTCCTTCAATTTCTTTTCCCTCTCCGCCCTTTTCTTCCTCAAATCCATTATATTTTCCGGCGCTTTATCTGCCACTCTTAACCTCCTTCTCGTGCATCGACAGCTGTCTTTTCTTCCTCTTGCCCTTGCCTATCGACGTCTTCTTCTTTTTCTCTGACTCCATCCACGGGCGACTAGTATCTGAGTGCCCTCCACCGTGCCCGCTCATTTATCGCCCATGCTCAACGCGCGTCCTTTCCTCTTACCCAACGACTTACCTGTCTTATAGCTCTGACCCGTCGACGCCTGACATATAGCGTACGGGTTTCCTTTACCCTTCTTCTTCAACTTGTTCACGCATCGTGCCACTTTCGTCCCTTCCGGCATCTTTTTCCTCCTCTATATCTGCGACCTCCTCGCCCGCGTAAGACCTGAGCACCTGGTGAACGAACCTTCCAGGACTCTCAGCGCCCATCAAACCAGCGTACACATGCCCACCGATCCCGCTGTAGCGATAAACCTTACCTCCCTTGAACTTAACGACTAACTCTTTCTTAACCGGGTCATACCCAGCGGCATCAACGCACGTAGAGTCAAACTTCTTAGTTAACACGCCAACTCCCTTTCCTCACCGTTTTCCTCCACACCTTACCAAGGTAAGACCCGCTGTTCTTCTCCGTCTCTATAGCGGCTAATACCACAGCGTCACCGTAGTCAGGACTGCGACCCAACCTCTTCTTTATCTCGTCCTTCGATTCCGCCAATATCCCTGACGCAGTCAACTTCCACCTCGGCGCGCAGAGGTCAGCCTTAAGCTTGGTGTCCAACGGTAACATAACGTTGTTCCGGTTACCCGGGTCAAGCAACTCTCTAAACCTCCAGTAGCACTGGGCCCTTCGGTTCCGAAACCTCATCCGCCCCGTCGCTCGGTCCCGAGCGCCCTCGTCCGCTCTCTCCGCCCCGTTCACCGCCACGCAGTGAACGTTATTTCCCTTCAAATGGTCCACCACCGAACTCCCAACACCTATGACATCTACGTGTATCGGTGCGTGGTCCGACGACAGCGCGAACACTATCCCTGCCACCATCGCTCCGTCCGGCGTCTCGGAACCGGGGTAAGACCTCAACCTGTCAAACCACCAGTCAAACCTCGTCGACACGACGGTGCTATCCTTCCCGCCTCGCGCCACATCAACCCCAACGGACGACATCTTCCTCCCAAACTTACCCTCTTCTTTCCACCTCTGCATCGCTTCGTCCACCCATCCGGACGGCACCATCTGCCACACATCGTCTTCCTTACCAGCTGTGAACGAACCCTCCAACATCTGAGACCTCAACGGTTCTGGTAATGCCTGCAGAGTAGCCTCGTACCCAGTCTCCATGAGAAACGGGTTATCCTGCACCTTAGACGGTATGAACGTCCGGGACTGAGGCCTGATCACATGACCGTTGTGGACGACCGAACTACCGTCCTCGACCTCAACCTCTTTTCCGTCAACCATAAGAAACCACCTCAACTCCCCAGGTTTAGCAGGGTTTGGGTGATTAGGATCCAACCAAGGAGCCCAGTAGCGTATAACCCACTCGCCCTCCGCCTCAGTCGGCGGATTCCCAGCGCACACTATCCTACACCTCTGACCCTTCAGCGTCGTCCTATTCCACCCACAGAGGAACCGGAACTGAGACTCTAGGAAATTAGAGAGCTCGTCGAAGCACAACAGGTCATGCGGGCGCCCTTGGTACCTGCGCTCGTCGCCAGCGAAAGGCGTCGACCCGAACTCTATCTGCCGACCGTTAGAAACTCTCCACACGTGTATCTGTCCGTTATACCCGTTACGCGACTCCATCACCTCCGCGATCCTGTCTATTATAGCTGGTAACTGCGTCGCTTCCCGCCTGAATATGATAGAGCGGTAGTGTTTGGTCAGCGCTAATCCTATCAACAGGTCAGTCTTAGACCCACCCGCAGCCCCGCCGAAGAACAACACATCAGCCTCACTATCGTACGCCTCGCGCTGAGGTCCCTCTATAGGACTCCACACAGGGAGTTCCTCGGTCAATATCTCGTCTATAAGGGCCTTATCCTCGTCAGGCATACCTCTAACCACCTCAGCGATCATATCGTAGGTCCTCTTACGCTCTTCGGTCGCAGTTATCATCCGGTCCTAACCCCCTCAATCCTCCGCACGAAGTTAATCAGATTCCCTACTCTATCCTGTCCGGGTCGGTTCTCCGTCTCAACTCTCTCTCGCGGGACCTCCACGAGCAAAGGCTCAGGTTCCACCTGTATTTCTTTCTTAACCGCTCTCTCGAGCGTGGCTATAACGAACTGAAGTTTTGTGATCCTT